CCTTCTGTCCCTTTTGTCCTTTTGAACCGTCTGAACCATCCGAACCATCGCCACCTGCTGGACCTGCTGGACCTGATGGACCTGCTGGACCTGTTGGTCCTGTACCTCCTGTACCACCAGTCTGTCCTTTCTGTCCTTTTGAACCTGTAGCTCCCTTTTGTCCTTTTGAACCTGTTTGTCCCTTTTGTCCTTTTGAACCGTCTGAACCATCCGAACCATCGCCACCTGCTGGACCACCGGGACCTGTAGGACCTGCTGGACCACCGGGACCTGCTGGACCTGTGTTACCTGTTTGTCCCTTTTGACCCTTTTGTCCTTTCTGTCCTTTTGAACCATTTGAACCGTCACTACCATCAGAACCATCGTTACCTGCTGGACCTGCTGGACCTGCTGGACCTGCTGGTCCTGTACCTCCTGTACCACCAGTCTGTCCTTTCTGTCCTTTTGAACCTGTTTGTCCCTTTTGTCCTTTTGAACCTGTAGCTCCTTTCTGTCCTTTAGAACCATCAGAACCATCTGAACCGTCGCCACCTGCTGGACCACCGGGACCTGTTGGACCTGTTGGACCTGCGCCTCCTGTTTGACCTTTCTGTCCTTTAGAACCATTAGAACCATCAGAACCATCAGAACCATCAGAACCTGCTTGTCCCTTTTGTCCCTTTTGACCTTTCTGTCCCTTCTGTCCTTTATCTCCTGCTGAACCTGTTGGACCACCCGGACCTGTAGGACCTGTACCACCAGTCTGTCCTTTCTGTCCCTTTTGACCTTTCTGTCCTTTTGAACCGTCACTACCGTCAGAACCAGCTGAACCAGTTTGACCTTTTTGACCCTTTTGACCTTTTTGTCCTTTTGAACCATCAGAACCATCGCCACCTGCTGGGCCACCGGGACCTGCTGGTCCTGTACCACCAGTCTGTCCTTTCTGTCCTTTCTGACCTTTGTCACCTGTAGAACCTGTGTTACCTGTTTGTCCTTTCTGTCCTTTGTCTCCTGCTGAACCTGTACCACCAGATGGGCCTGCTGGTCCTGTACCACCTGTTTGTCCTTTCTGTCCTTTTTGACCTTTAGAACCATCAGAACCATTAGAACCTGCTGGACCTGTAGGACCTGTGCCTCCTGTATTACCGGTTTGTCCTTTCTGACCTTTTTGACCCTTTTGTCCTTTAGAACCATCACTACCATCAGAACCATCGCCACCTGCTGGACCTGTAGGACCTGCGCTACCTGTTTGACCTTTTTGACCTTTCTGTCCCTTTTGACCTTTCTGACCTTTTGCACCTGTTGGACCTGTTGGACCTGCTGGACCTGCTACAGAACTATCTGCACCTGTTTGTCCCTTTTGTCCCTTCTGTCCCTTTTGTCCTGTATCTCCTGTCTGACCTTTCTGTCCTTTCTGTCCTTTAGAACCGTCTGAACCATCTGAACCATCGCTGCCTGCTGGACCTTGTGGACCAGTAGGACCTGCTCCTCCTGTTTGTCCTTTTTGTCCTTTTTGGCCTTTCTGTCCTTTAGAACCTGTGTCACCTGTTTGACCTTTTTGTCCCTTTTGACCTTTCTGTCCTTTAGAACCTGTGTCACCTGTTTGACCTTTCTGTCCTTTAGAACCGTCTGAACCATCTGAACCATCAGAACCATCAGAACCATTAGAACCTGCTGGACCTGTAGGACCTGTACTACCAGCTGGACCTGCTGGACCTGCTGGACCTTGTGGACCTGTTGGACCTGCTGGACCTGCTGGACCTGTAGCACCAACGTCTCCTGTTCTTGCAAACGTTATTGTTACATCTTCTCCGTCACTGAATGGGCTTGTAGCAGAAGAATCAACTGTACTTACCGTTATATCAAAGTAACCTGACTTCTCGGAAAGAGAAGATATTGTCATAATTAAGAATTGTGAAGAGTCAGTTAGATTAGTAATTTTTGCATGACCTTTAATTGTAGATGTACTATCATCAATAGTTCTTAAGAACGCTTGAATATCAGTACCATCTAAATCAGAATCATCAATATATATTCCAGTTGCACCGTTTTGTGTAGCGTTATCTAACCTTAGTTTTCCTGCACCGGGGTCTGAATCTGTAGTTGTTGTGCTGAAATCATATTTGAACGTTGCACCTCCAAAACTACCTTGAGGTCCAGTTGCACCTGTGACACCTTTTTGACCTTTCTGTCCTTTTTGACCTTTCTGTCCTTTAGAACCTGTGTCACCTGTTTGACCTTTTTGTCCTTTTTGACCTTTCTGTCCTTTATCACCTGTGTTACCTGTTTGACCTTTTTGTCCTTTTTGACCTTTCTGTCCTTTATCACCTGTAGGACCTGTAGGACCTGTGCCTCCTGTATTACCAGTTTGTCCTTTTTGACCTTTTTGTCCTTTCTGTCCTTTTGAACCATCACTACCGTCAGAACCATCGTTACCTGCTGGACCTTGAGAACCAGTAGGACCTGCTCCTCCTGTTTGTCCCTTTTGTCCCTTTTGTCCTTTTTGTCCTTTCGAACCATCAGAACCATCGTCACCTGCTTGTCCTTTCTGACCTTTAGAAGCTGCTGAACCTGATGGACCTGTTGGACCTGCTGGACCTGCTGGACCTGTCGGACCTGCTACAGTACTATCTGCACCTGTTTGTCCCTTTTGTCCCTTTTGTCCTTTTTGACCTTTCTGTCCTTTGTCACCTGTAGCACCTGTGTTACCAGTTTGACCTTTCTGTCCCTTTTGACCTTTTTGTCCTTTAGCACCAGTAGGACCTGTTGGACCTGTACCACCAGTAGAACCAGTAGGACCTGTATCACCTGTATTACCAGTTTGTCCTTTTTGACCCTTCTGACCCTTTTGTCCTTTTGAACCATCACTACCATCAGAACCGTCTCCACCTGCTGGACCTGTTGCTCCTGTTTGACCTTTTTGTCCCTTTTGTCCTTTCTGTCCTTTATTTCCTCCAGAACCTGTTGTACCCTTCTGACCCTTTTGTCCTTTCTGACCTTTATCTCCTGTAGGACCTGTAGGACCAGTTGGACCTGCTACAGAACTATCAGCACCTGTTTGACCTTTTTGTCCCTTTTGACCCTTCTGTCCTTTAGCACCTGTAGAACCTGTATCACCTGTAGTACCCGTTTGTCCTTTTTGACCTTTCTGTCCTTTAGCACCTGTAGGACCTGTAGGACCTGTACCACCAGTCGGACCTGTTGGTCCTGTACCTCCTGTATTACCAGTTTGTCCCTTTTGACCCTTTTGTCCTTTTTGACCTTTCTGTCCTTTAGCACCTGTAGGACCTGTAGGACCTGCTACAGAACTGTCTGCACCAGTTTGTCCCTTTTGACCCTTTTGACCTTTCTGACCTTTGTCGCCTGTAGAACCGGTTTGTCCTTTCTGTCCTTTAGCACCTGTAGGACCTGTTGGACCAGTTAAACCTGTAGGACCAGTCGCTCCTGTTTGTCCCTTTTGTCCTTTCTGTCCTTTAGTACCAGTTTGTCCCTTTTGACCTTTATCTCCCGTTTGTCCCTTTTGACCTTTATCTCCCGTTTGTCCTTTCTGACCTTTATCTCCTGTCTGTCCCTTTTGTCCCTTCTGTCCTTTTAAACCTACTTCTGAACCACCCTGTTCTTGTATCTTTAAAGTACCGTCAGTGTCCATACGTATAACAGATTCTATTTCATATGTATTATCGTCACCAGCGTCATACTGTAATCGTATGTCATTTTCATCTTTCTTGGTTATTATTCTTTCTTGTGCCATAGTGGTTCAACCTCCGGTATTATTGCGTCTTTACGTCCGCCAGTTACAATCCAATCAAATTTAACGTCTTCTTCTACATCGCATTCCAATACGAACCCATCTTCTGTTTTACCATGTATCCATATATTATACGGTCCGTATGGTGTTATAGATATAGTATAGTCGTCACCACATAGTTTGAACCAATAGTCAGGTAGTTCTATATTTATAAGTTCTGGTACATCTTTCAATACAACTGTACCTCTATTGTATACTCCATATTCAGGACCTTCCAATGCACCATATACTAATCTACGTTTTGGGTCTATTGGGTGTGGAATATTAAAAGATTTGGTATCTGCTTCCATATGACCTGATATAGTTAATGCAGGATTTGTGGCTGATGAGTTACCACCTTCTAATGTAAGAGCATTTGTACCTGAGCCACCTGTTGTACCAAAAATAGCGAGCTTTCCATCCGCCCCGCCAGATACACCCATCTCGTTGCCAGTTCCTTCGTTGTAAATAAACTTGTCACTAAAGGTAACTGCCTGATTACTTAAAGATATAGCACCAGTTGGAACTCCACTTGCAACAGTTAAACTTACGTCACCAGTGTTATTACCGGATACGCTAGCACCAGCAGCAACAGTTCCTTCAACCGTACCACTACCTGTAGCTATATCACCATAAGTACTATCACCTGTTTGTATCTGCCACTTATCAGTTGACTCGTTCCATCTTAAAGACCTGTTTGTTGAGGTACCTCTTTCTACTTCTATACCTGCATTAGCAGAAGGTACACCATCTTCATTATTATTAAGAACTATAATATTATCATCTAGTGTTATGGTTTCTGTATTTACAGATGTGGCTGTACCACTGACTGTTAAGTTACCATCTACAACTAAATCATTCTCTACAGTAACAGTACCTGAACCATTACTTAGTTTTACATCTCCTCCAGCAGCGTTTAGGTTTAATGTTGAAGCACTACCACTACCATCTCTGGCTTGTATCTTTGTAGCGTTCATACCTATATTAGCTGCACCATCGGCTCCAATTTGCATCAGACCTGTTCCATCATCTAGATTTAATGCACTACCTTCAGCTTTATTAATCTCAAAAGGAAGAGATGGGTTTGAGCTACCGATAGCAAAATTCATAGCAGACTTGTGTCCATCAGTGGAATGTAAAGTTAACATACTAGTAGAGCCTAATGCACCATATTTATATAGTTGTACACCGTCATCTAGATATATGTCTTTATTAGAGCCATCAATAGCTCCTACTCTTAAATCACCATCTAATGTTAATTTATGTGTTATCTCAGTAAATGCTAAATCTGTAGAATTACCAAAACCGTAAAAACCAGTCTTGTTACTTCTTACTCTAGCATCAGAACTCGAATCTTCCCTTGTCCATACGTCAGATGTAGCACCTAACGAATTTATTTTGTCATAGACTGAATTGACAGAAGGCGCTTTGTCCGTTACACCATCCCAGTCATCGCTGAATACGACGTCTTGGATTCTATCATCTAGTCTTGCTTTAATGTATTGTTTAGAGGGTAGCCTGTCGTCTAAGGTTAGCATACGGGTCTTTTTTGTAGTAGTTTTTGTAATACCGTATGTTTGGGTTTCCTTTGGAACGATTTTTGTTGGTTTGAATTTTTTCATGCTATCCTCAAATGGTGGGCGACTTTAACTGTGGTGCCGCCCAGAACCACGATTTTTATGTTACTTAGCCTATCTAATCTGAAATTACAATTGCACCAGCTTCTGGTCTTATGACTTTCAATCCATATCTCATAGACATGTATGAACCCATAATTCCGAATCCGGGATTTGCTTCTTCGACAGTTAGTCCACGTCTTTCGACGTAAGCTACTGGTTTAACCTTCATGTCGAAAATTCCAGCTCTTGTTTGAGGTACGTACGGATTGACGATAACGTTTAGTCCGTAAATTTGTCCGACTATTCCATCATTGGATACGTCATTGACGTAATCAATTCCACCTTTTGCTCCACTTGTTAATGAAGTAGATGCGAAAGGAGCTGAGAAGTCAGCCAAGTTCAATAGAGTTTTGTAGTGGGTTGGGGAAATCAAGATTGTATCTGGGGTCATTCCCTTTGCACTCATTAACTCAATAGCTTTGGTTATATCGGCAAGTTCTAAGTTTCCACCTGTGGTTGACTCAGAGCTTGAAGAATCTGCTGATGCGAAGTAGTGTGAACCCAATGTATTCAAATCTGAAGTTGAGTACTCACCGTATTCGTATAACCTAGCTCCACTGCTTGGACTTGCGCCATAGAAACCACCATCTGGGTGGGTTGCGAAAGTCTCAATTGCTGTTTCGTTAGTTCCTGCTGCTTTAGCGGTTGTACCGAGAGTTGTGTCTGCGATACCGAAAACTGCGTATACAAAGTGTTTTGTAACGTGTCTTTCTACTGCTTTTCGTGCTTCGTTGAGAGCTAATTCCATTTCAGAGAATCTTGAATCTTCAATCATTCTGCGGGTTACACCAACTGCTATACCGAACTCTTTGACTGAAACACGTTCATTTCTTAAGTCAGTGTGTTGGTATGATGGTACTGCACCCTCTTCAATTTGTTCTAGACCCATTGAAGGTTTTGCGAATGTGATATCAATGTCTCCACCGGTGTCGGTTGTGAAACGCTCTGCAAACATATTAACTACAGGCATTTCAGTGACTTTGTAGTCCTGAATTGCGTCTTTGTAGTCTACTAATACCCTGTTAGCGGTTGAGCTCAATTGGCTCGATGCTATACCGGGATTTGTTCCTGCTGCTACCATTTTTTATCTCCTTAGAACACCAAGACCTTTACTTGGGCTTCTGTTCCTGCGTTTGCCTCTAGTGCTACTGCACATGGGTTTTTATCTGCTCCTGAAGCTTCTTTTACTAATGCTCCAGATTCTCCGATAGTCAACAAATCACCAACTGCGACGTCGACTGAGTCTCCGTCTACATTAGCGTAAATCATGATTCCACTGCCGGTTAGCATAGAGACTAAGTCTCCTGATGCTGCGTCTGCTAATGCAAACCCTGCTGGCGGAACATCATCAGTATCAGCTGCGATTAATTTTGCGCTGCTGTTAAATTCTAATGCGTCTCCTGCGTTGATGGCTTCTGCTGCTTCGAAGTTCATGATGCGAGCTGGTGCTCCGCCATCATTAACTAATATAGTCTTTACGATTGCCATATTTATTTACCTATTCTTCTTCTCCCTTGAAGATGATGCGTCCGTTTTCCATCGCAAACATGCGTGGGGTTTCTTCTGCTTCAGCTTCTACTTCTGGGGTTTCTTCAGCATCATGGGATTTACCTTTTCCGAAAGTCCTTTCGGCTTCCATTGGAACTGGCATTGATTCCATAGCGATACTGAATCCTTCTAGCTTTATATTGTCCCATGCTTTGAGTTCCTCTGCACGAGCATCTTTCCCATCGTCTTCGAGTTTACCAAGTGCAACTTCCTTCTCTAGGATGGTTGCTACGAAAGAGTTTACACGTTCTTCAGCTTCTGCTGCTTCTTGTGCTTCTTTTTCTTCTTGGAATTTTGATACGAGAGCGATTGCTTCTTCGTGCTTAGAATTTAACTCAGCATAGTTTTCTTTCATCTCTTCAAGTTGAGACTTCATAGATGCGAATTCACGCTCTGTGATGGTCTCTGCTTCTGAGACAACTTCTTTTACTTGTTCTTCAGCCATGTTTATTTCCTCGCTGTTGTTCCCGTGTGTATCACAGGCACATGAATCTTCCTCGTGGCCACCACAGCCACAATCAGATTCTGATTCCGATTCTTCACCGAATTCACGGTGGTCATCGCATTCCTTTCCATTTTCTATCGTACATGCGTCACAAACGGGGGTACGAGTCTCATTATCAATAAAACTCACCTCAATAGGACGGATGTCCATTGCAAACGGTTCTCCTAAAACATCTACATCTTTAGAAAACCAATCGATAGAGACATGCGTCATATCTCCGTTTTCAATCTTTTCTAACACTCCATTATTATTTGCTGCGTTTTTATAAAGTTGCGCAAGCATCTTTATTGCAGTTTTACCACCTTCAAGCTCTACGATTTCTGGGTTGATAGCCTTTCCAAGGAGGTCGTCCTCGGTTCGTTGGTGATTGTAGTAAACTGGTAACTCAGTAAATGTTTCTACACTATTTTTTAATACGGACGGTTCAATAAAGACCTTCTGGTCGCCATCTTCGTCGTGAGGGCCTGACGTTATAGCGATAACTGGGTATTCTATATATTCATCCGTGTGAACAGGTTCTTGTAGTTCCAATGCAAAACTGCGTTGGTTTTCCTGTCCGCCCTCGGCAGATTCAGCAAACTGTCTACCAGTTCCTTCCTCTACCCTCATACGGCACATGTTTGCCGTAATCTCTTGATAGTCCTTTATACCTCTCTTTTTGAGAGTTGGACCTACTTCTATTATACAACGTTCATAGTCGTACTCTTTGCTCATTCTTCTCTATCCCCCGTTGGATTTGCAGCTGGTTCATTACCAGTGCGGTTTTCTGCCCTTTCGGACTCTTCTGTTTTATCTTGGTCTTTTCCTCCAGATATATTTGCGTTCTTTGCAGTATCTTGCACTTCAGCTACTCCTTCCGGATTCAATCCTCTTTCTAATCTAACTTCACCGGGTGCGAGTACACCCTCTGATAGATATATCATATCAGTCTTTGCTTTTACAAATGCATCGTCTACGTTTATATTTCTGAACTTAAACTTAGCGTCACCACCTAATAACTGTGGCATTAGCTGACTATTGATAGCAGCTTCAACCGCAGACTGTAGGTGCTTAACGTATGGCTCAAAAATTGCACGCGCTTGTTCTGGCTTGTCGAACATTGTAATTGGAACTTTAAGGGCCACATGTATTTTCTTGAGCAAATCGTCAGTATATTTTCCATACTCAAAAGCTCGTTGTGTACCTTGTAACTCCTTGACTGTAATATCATTACCATGTATAATGTCTTCGCCGGGTTCCAGCGCATTAAATGCTGCCACGATTTCATTAATTTTATCAGGACCATAAGGCATATCGGGGAGTCCAGCGCTAATATCAAACCTACTAGTAGCGTATTTGTTGAGAGCAGCACCGATGTCCCGTTCTGCATAATCTTTAAGGTCAACCAAATAAAGAATTGGATGGATGTCACTAAGACCATAAGCGTAATCATCGAATGGATTGTTACGGTATACGATAAGTTCGTCCTCTTCAAATCTAACTGACTCTTTGTCATCTCCTAAATCCTGATAATAATACATTACCTGTCCACTAGGACTTCTTTGGATATATAAATTTTGAGAAGACCGGATGATTAAGTTATCACCAGTCCACTCTAAAAAGGATGTACCAAAGATTCTACCATTACGAAGCCAAGTATAAAGCGTCTGTTCTAAATTAATTTCGTCAAACAATTCAGAAATAGCTTCTCTGTCTTCATCATTATCGGTGACTATATCATACCCATCCTTAGCGGCATACATACATGGTAAATCTATTAGAGTCCTTACTATAGGGTCTGATAAATATACATTCATATAAGTCTTATAATCACCTAGCTGTGGTTCTTTGAGAGCACCATTGCCACCAAACATACCTCCGGTATTCTGGAGTTGTATACGTTTTATGACACCTGCACCGAAACTTCTTGGGCTATCTTCGGTGAATGGAGGATTCTCTCCTTTAGTTGCGAAACTTCGCCTATTAAAAGGCCAATAATCTCTTAGAGCCACGGCTATCATTCCAATATAGTACAAATGAGTATATAAAGCTTTCGCTCAAATGGCCTTTATAAACCAGAAAGTCTACCCTTATTTAAAGTTTTCGACCGTCTAGTGGTAGTAAATATACCTCTTGTAGGTCCTGCACGTCTGGTAGTACCTGTTTGTTGTATAGATACACTTGCAAACGACGCAGATGGTGGTAACATAGACAAAGATGCGTGCAGCGCTACTGCTGTACTATCACAGTAATCATCATGTTTACCTGTAGGTGCAGAAATCTTCTCTGTTTTGTTGGCTGCATCCATAACATACTGTAAATCTATGTGTTCTCTCAGCCATTTATTGACTAATTTGGCCTCTGGAGGGTCTAAATCCTCTGGATGAGGTACTTTTACTTGCCCTTGTTGTATGTAAGATGCCATATCTCTATATATTTGCGTCTTACTACCTTTAGGACCACCAGTAAAGATAAATGGTATAAATTGTATCTGTGGTTTACTGGATATACATGCTAACTTTATTTCTTGCTCGATAGCACCACCAATACCCGTCGCATCAATAATAACCCTATCAGCACCAAAATCGTGAGCTGCATCCATGATACGCTTACGCTGATATGGAATGTCATGTCCACCCGACTTAGGGCCAATTTCCTCAAGGTATATAAGATTTGCGGTATTACTATCCTTGTCTTTAGATGTACTCCATACGCTAATAACAGTGCTATTAACAGATTTACCAATGTCAACACCCACAACACAGTTTGGATAATTATTTCCTCTTTCTCCAAAGGTTCGTCCTCTGGATAAACAGGCTTTGAGTAATTCGGGATTGAAGATGTTCGAGACCGACTCGACGAACTCGCACTCATATTCTGTTCTCCAATATATTGAATCTTCCCCCCATTCCCTCATCTTTTCAGCCATATCATCATCAGTATAAGGTGCAGCATAGGCTCGCCCAGCCTTTACAGCATCTCTCCATGTAAATACCATTCGTTCGAATGAGTTGTTATATGCATCATCATAAAGATAGCGCCACATGTGATTCTCTTTACTCTTGGGCGTACCTAGGTTAATAAAAGGAGCTCTATTAGAAACAATAGCAGGCTCTACGTTGTCAACAAATAATTTATCATCTATTAGTGGGCTCTCATCTACTATACACATAGTTGGATGTTGTCCTCGTATTGCTTGTCCCTGATTTGATGGGGCTAAAGGGGCTCTACGTAGAACTGTTCCTCCCTTCATTGTGATATTAGGTTTGTTGTGAAACCTATAGGTATCAATCAATCCATTAAGAAAACTGTTATCAGCAAAATGCCTATAACAATAATTAAATATAAGTGAAGCTTGGTCCTCTGTTGGAGCCAAGATAAAAATTAAATCCCTGAATCTATTAAAGAACATGTAGATACATACAGCTACCGAAAGAGCAAAAGACTTGCCACTGCCTCGTGGAGCCAATATTGCTAATTTACGATGTTTTTCAGGGTCGCCATCAGGATAAGTTAACGTTTTTACAATTATAGATTCTTGTAAAGGTCTTAACTTTAATGGTCTTTGTTTGTTGTCGATAAGATATGCTTCACAGAAGGCTCTAAGTAATAGAGTCATCTTCTTTTCATCTTGTCTACATATATCAAAAATCTTTTCTAACTTTCTGGAGTCGTGTGCAGCTAATCCACTAATCGCGGATTTCATCTGGTTTTCTTTCTTTATCGCTGTCATCTATTATCTCCTCAAGTATTTTAGAGAAACTCTCACTGTTCTTTTCTACTACAGTTGGAACTTCTATATTAAGAGCACGGAACTCAGTATGAATATCACGTACAATCTGGTTTCTTTGTCGCAGTAACTCTGTTCTCGCGTTAACATCCCGAATGCATACAAGAATTTCTTCCCAAAGCAAGTCTTCAAGCGCGAGATTGCGGGCAAGAAGCCGGACAAGTTCTTTATGTCTTTCATATTCCCCTTCTCCGACTCTGATGCGTAAACGCCTTTCATACCCTTCGACGTCCATTACTTGGCTTCGTCGATTGCGGCCTTAACTTTAGATTTGACTAATGCAGCAAGCTCGTCGTCTTTCTCATCCCAAGCTGTAATTAATACATTCTTGACTAGAGAGTCTTTAACGTGCTTTTGTGCAGTCTCGTCCATTTTTTCAAAAACCTTTTGTTGGGCTTTTGTTAGATTCTTATC